ACTAGTGGCGCTAACGGTACTAGTGGAACTAGCGGCACATCAGGAACTTCTGGTAAAGCAGGAACTTCTGGAACTTCAGGAACATCAGGATCATCTGGAACAGGAACTTCAGGAACATCAGGATCATCTGGAACTTCAGGAACATCAGGATCATCTGGAACTTCAGGAACTTCAGGAACATCAGGATCATCAGGATCATCTGGAGTGGATGGCACTTTTTATGGTAGTAGCGGGACTAGCGGATTTTCAGGTGGTTATGGTGGAGCTGCTCGGAGATGGATAGCTACATCTAGTTCAACTCCATTATCTACAGAATTTTTTGGAACATCTGTAGCATATGGTGGAAATAATTTTACAACATTAGATATTATTAAAATAAATAAAACAGACGCAGATAGTCAGTTAATGCAATATTGGTTAACTGGGTGGACTAATGGTATTCTAAAAATAGAAAAAAGAGATGATCTTACAAATTTTGGAATATATTATTTGAATAGTTCACCGTCAATTAGTGGAAATATATTCACATATACAAACTTTAGTGTAAAAGCAGCTTACGGCAACATATCAAATGGAAGTGAATATCTAATATCTTTTGTTGATACTAGTTCATCTGGATCAACAGCTGGAACATCTGGAACAAGTGGTGGTGGAGAAGCTTTATGGAGTGGGTCTACAACTGGTAATATATGGAATTTAAATAGTGATTATGTTGGTATAAATGAAGATAATCCAATTGTTTTATTACATTTACAATCAAGAGAAGATGCACCTGTGGTGATGTTAAACACATCAGGATATACTACGTCACCTTTTATTCAATTTTCTGGTGGAACAGAAACAAATGATAATCAAAATATTTATGAAACTGATGGAACTCTCTTAAATATAGTTGGATTTGTGAGAATAGTTATTAATGACACAGAATATTGGATGCCTTATTATCAAATAACACCTTAAGGGGTAACTCCATCTCTATGACATTTATCTAAAAAATCTTCCCAACTTTCCCACGTAAAATCTAGATTTTGTCTATTTCTTTGATATTGCCATCCTAATATTTGTAGAACCATGTTTCTACAACTACAGTCGTTATAAATGATATTTAAATTATTTTTTTCTATGTATTCTATTACTCTATATGTGTCAAGAACAGATGGAAAATAATGATCTCCAGCTCTACAATTATAGATTAATTTATCATTAATCAATCCTAATTTTACCAATCTTTCTCTATTGTCTTCACACATTATTAGTTCATGTAAATTTAAATAATCTAAACCTATGTCGTTAAGTTTTGGGAGAACTTCTATTAATCTATCCACTTGCCAAGGTTCTACTGGAACCTCTACTGATATTTTATCGAATATTTCTTTACAATATTCTAATTTGTCTATTATCTTATCATTATATTTTGTTGCCGCTAGATCAAATCTGATTTCATTTATACCTAAATCTCTGAGCATTAAACATCTTTCTTTTGTTACTAAAGTTCCATTTGTGTATATCCATTTATATAGATTTAAATCTGAATATTCTTTATTTATTACATTTAACCAATCCCTAACTAAGTCTAAATACATAAAAGGTTCTCCACCAGAAAAAGAAAGACCATGAATTCTTTTATTTTTATCTAACACTCTTCTTAGATCATCAACATTATGTATGTCATCGTTTCCACCATTAGCCCAAATAAATTCTGGAACTGAGTGTCTTGATTGTTGGGGGCAAGAATCACATTTAAGATTACAAGACACGCCTATATAAATACATATCCATGATCCAGATTTACAACTTTGACACCCTTTTGATAGTTGTTTACCTTTTGGTGTTATAGTCGCTCCAAAATCACTTATATCTATTTTATCTTTTAATTTATTTCTTATGAAATCTATAATAGCTTTAGAATCTTCGTATGTCATATGAAGAATTTTTCTTGATTATATTGTTTAAAATTAAATAAGTTTTATCAATTAGCGAGCTACAGTACCAGATGTTCCAGAAGTTCTATTTTGATCTATTTTTCTAGCCACTGTAGTATTAACTGCTAAAGGTTGTAATGTTTCAAAATTATATGTTTTATCAGTGCTTTTTTTCCATCCAAAATCCAATGGTATTTCTTTCACATTAGCGATATTAGGAATTTGTTTTATTCTTTGAACTTTTTCTACTTCAACTCTTTCTAACAACATAACGTAGGAACCAGATCCAGATGGTGTTTGATAAGCATAATTTATTCTAACAACTATATTATTTAAATTAGTTTTTAAAGTATTTAACTGATTTGTAGTCAATCCAGCTTTAGTCCAAAGAATTAGATTTTTATAAGAATCAAGTGCTCCACGAGCGCCTTCTTGTAATAATGGTATTCCATCGGCATCGAATTGAGGTGGTACCATATCATTAATTCCACCACTCGTGACTTTTTTAACCTCATCAGCTGCTTTTTGATCTGGTGTTTGTTTTCCAACTGATATATTAGGAATATCAACAAGAGCGGTTTCAGCCTCTGTTTTATCAGTTAATGTCGGTCTTTTACTTGTTTGATCAATAAATTTTAGATTATCAAATATTTTAAATTTACCAGAATATAAAAGAGTTTTTGTTTTATTAGAGCTCAACACGATATAAAAATTATCAGCTTTATCTTTAGTCATCTGTTTTAGAACAGGAATATCCTCTTGATTAACTTTAAAAACAACTATTCCAAGATTAAATTTATTTTCGTCTGTTTGATAATATATTTCTTTTTCTATATTTTTGGAATCTGATCTAAACACAAGATTTAATTTAGAATTTAACATCATTTCACTTAAATCGTATGGAACTATAGGTTCGTCTTGTGAGTTTTGTTTAGCTATTTGAAATTTTATTATATTATCAAATGGGGTTAGTATCATATTGAGAAGGCCCATGCTTTTATAATCAGAATCAACGCTAGGATTATAATTGGTGGCTAATACCTTGTAAACATTTATCAATATTGGAAACGGCACTTTAACTACACTAATATCTGTTTTATTGCCACCTGTTTTAAAGTCATAAACTTTATCATACTTATAATTATAAATCTTTGGTTTAGACACATTACCAACGTCTAGTTTGGATAATGTTTTTCCATATTTTAATAGATTTGCTGTCAGTCCTATACTCGAATATCTACTAAAACTACTGCTATCTACTAAGTTAATAATTTTCATTTCAACGTCTATCGCTGCTGTTGTATTAGAATATTTAATTATAGGTCTGTATTCTATTTTTTGCGCAAAATTTTCAGTAACCAAAAATGTCAAAGGAAAACCACTGATTAAATTTTCTTCATATAATGTTATTACATATTCTATATTTATACGACTTCCTTTTGATTCTAACTCATTAACAAAATTATCTAGATTTTCATTTGAATTATTATAAACTCCATATATTTCAAAGAAATCTCCCTGAGTTGATTCTTCTATCATAACACCAAGAGTTTGGTACTCGGGTTGTATAGAAATACTAGTGGAATAAATATCACCCATGTAATAATAAGGGACATCAAAAACAGTTTGTTTAGACGTTATAAATGAGAAATCTATATAAATTGGAGTAGTTAAACTCAATCCAACACCATTAGTTAAATGATCATTTATACTATCTGATACTACCTCATTTGTAGTTGCGTTTACTACTCTCTGATTAGAAACAGCGTACACACTTGGAATATAATATGTTATATATTTACCCCATTCTTTTTGATTATAAGTGAATGGAGTTCCTAAGTTCATTAGATTATCGGCATAAAAAGCTGTTCCACCAGTAACAGATTGAACTTCACTTTTATCAAAATAAAAATTAGACAGATAATATTTTGTTTTATTTGTATAATTTAAAGCTGAAATTTTAAGATAAAAACCGTAATAAACATCAAAATTATAACTACTTGGAAAATAAAGAGTTATTTTATCATATGATACTGGTGCGCTTGAATAATCCTGTAATTTTAAGAAATTAAATTTAGTTGGATCAATTTTAGAATATTTTCTAGTAACAGAATCTATTACAAATAAATTATGATCTAAATTATTTTGATTTGTTGTGGAAACAAAATTTCTAGTGTTTTTAGATAAATCGCTCCATATCGTATAATTTTCAGATATGTTATTACTATCGTATTCCCATTCTAATAATATGTCAGCATTTATATTGATGTATTTTTTAGACGCCATTTTTTATATTTCTTTTTATGTATATATAAAAAATGACACACACAAAATCTAAAACATTTTTTATTTTGATTAAATTGTTGTAAATTTATTCTACTTAAGATACGATCATAAATTAGCACAATCGTTCAAAACATAAAAAACCACGTAATTATTACGTGGTTTTTTCTTTCATGTCATAAGTTTAAAAAATTTTAACTTATTCTTTAGATCATCGTTACTAACTAAACTTGAATAATAATCTGCTTTTTCATAAGCATCAAATTCTGTTAAAGCTTTCACATAGAAGTGAAGGATTTCGCTACTCGTAAGCACGATTTCCACGAACCAATATTTAAGTTCGTTTTCCTGTTTTTGTTTTGTTGTTTCCATAATTTTCAGAATATCTCTGAAAAATTATGATGAATTTACACCTTTCATATTATTATATATTGTAATAATAAATCAAAGTTTATCTATTTTCTACCTCCTCCAGATCTACTTGGTGATGAGAAACTCCCATTGGATCTACTTGGCGATGAGAAACTCCCATTGGATCTACTTGGACTTGAATATGAATTGGTTCTAGTTGGTTGAGTTGTATTTCTATTATATTGTGGAGTAGTTCTAGTTGGTTGAGTCGTATTTCTATTATATTGAGTTGGAGCTGGTGTAGTAGTTCTATTATATTGTGGTGTAGTTCTAGTTGGTTGAGTCGTATTTCTATTATATTGAGTTGGAGCTGGTGTAGTAGTTCTATTATATTGTGGTGTGGTTCTATTTGGAGTCGTAGTATTTCTATTATATTGTGGAGTAGTTCTAGTTGGCTGAGTTGTTGTTCTATTATATTGATTCTGATTTGGGGATACTCTTGTTTGTTTTTGATATTCGTTATTACTTTTGGCTCTCCTATATTCTGGAGATGTGTAAGTTTGAGTTCTAGTATATTTTGGCTCTTGTTTTTTTGGAACCACTTTATTTTCAACTCTATTATTTTGTTTAACAGGATTACTGTGTCCAATATTACTCCTATTCATATATCTATAATTATTAGATAATCCATGATGCCAATTATGTCTTGGACCGTAATGATATCCCCAATAATTCCATCTATGAGACCAATAATAAGAATAATTCCAGTAATAAGGATAATAGTAAGAATATGGATAATAATAGTAATATGGGTAGTAAGAATAATAATAAGGTTTATAATACCAATACGACCAATAATCAAAAGGATAAATTAAATATGAATAAGATGGATAATAAGTTATATTAATATTGATTACCTCATCATATCCATTATAAAAATTTGAATATTCATCGTAATACGTTCCACCACCTTCAGTAGTTGGAGTTTCAATAGCGTAAGATGAATCCACTTCTACGACACTCCAATCTTTATTGTCAGTTTTAGTTACTTGGGCTGAAGTTGAACAACCAAGTAGAAAAGCTGATAAGATAAAGGGGATTAAAAGATAAAATAATTTTTTCATATTATAATTTTTTATTAGTCATATAACAACAATTATACCAAACTATATTTTATTCTATTATTTTTATACTTTCTTTATTTTTAATCATATCAAAACAATTTTTTGGATCGTCAACATATCTACCGCTTTTTACATAATCTTCTCCTCGACAGTTAAAATAATCATCCTGATAATTATTTTTATATTTTTTATTTATATTTGACAATATCTCTTGTAACGTAGACTTTTGATCTTCTGTTAAACCAACGAACATCTTTTCAACGAAACCAATAGCAAAAAATATTTCCGTTCATTACATATCCATGACTAGGATTCTTTTAATTTCCATACTTATTGTTTTTTAATTTTGGTTTTAGTTCATTTGGCACTATTTTCTTAAACATCCAGTGATCTTCAGTTGTTACATGTCCTTCTCTTACCCATTTAGCTACAGATTTTTCAAAATCTTTAAAAGGAAAGCTATCAGCTATTCTAATGACAAATCCCTCTTGAATTTCTGTATTTATTTTAAAATTTTCTACAAAATCTTTATTATAAATACCTCTCCATAATACGGGCACAGTTTCTAAACTTAAAAATTCACTGTATGTTACAGTATCATCCCACGATAAACAAATATCATTTTCATCCCAAATAGAAAACACTAAGAAATAGGATGATAGATTTTTATAAGCCAATGAATGTTTAGCGTATAGATTTTCACCACAAATTTTCCAATCATCGGGAATTTCATGTTTTATTTCACCCCACATTCCCTTAACCCAATGGCGAGATGGATGATCACCGCTGTCCAAAGATCTGGCATGAATACAATCGTTCATCATAGTTGTATTCTCACCGTCCATTTTCTCGGTTATGACTATTTCTTTACCTTCAAAAAAATCAATATTTTGATGTATTTTATCATTTGAAGAACATCCAGGTGAAAATGGAACATGTGCGGTGCGTGGATATTTTTTCATGATTTATTTTTTATTTTTTCTATACTATCTTCTAAATTTTCCTTTCTCACTACCCAATATTTTTTCATTATTTTTCTAATATCTCTTACTGCGTTTTTAACATTGCTCTTTGAACATCCTAAATATTCTGAGCATTTTATGGTATTTTTAAATTCCATCAACACTTTTAAATTTTCATCCAAAATACAAATTGGGATTGAAAAAGCATTTGATATTTTGTTCCTGAACTCATCACTTTTTCTCGATTCTTGAAACTTTTTAGAATTGATCATATTAATTCTTTGTTTTTCAATTTGTTCTGGAGATTTTTTAATATGTTTTCCATACATTCCATTTTTATCCCCAGAATTTGATATAGATATTTTTCTTTTTGTTTCAATGCTATGAACCCTTCCTATATTTTTTCCTTTGGTGGCTTTACTAATTTTTTTTCTAGTTTCAATAGAGCGTTCCTTACCGTAAAATGGATGATCTTTTCCTTTATATTTCCCACTTCTACTTTTAGATATTTTTCTTTTTGTTTCTTCCGAATGTTTTTTATTTAAAAAAGTTCCATTGTTGTTTTTATAATAGTCCTTTAATTTATTTGAAATATTCAATTTTTCATCTATTGTATATACTTTTTTATAATTTGGATTTTCTATTCCACAACATTTCTCTTTTCTATTTTCTGAAATTTTCTTTTTACAATTTTCTGATAATTTAAATCCTCTATTAACTCTACCACCAGACGCTAAATTTTTTAAATCTGTTGTTTTAGAAAATTTATTTATCCAATATATTTCTTTTTCGTCTATTATGGAAACATCACATTTTTCTATTAAGATGATTTTAATTTGATTATCAACATTTAATTTTATAAGTACATTAAGTTCGTTATGTGTTTGTCCTATATAAACTATTTCTTTTTTCAACGGGCATTCTAATCCATAAAGGCTTCCATGTTTTTGAATATACGTTTTTATTATATATATTAATAATAAAATACCCGAAAACATATCACACTACTTTAATTTTACAAATTTAATATATTTATCATATAATTTAAAATATTTTCATCATTTAAATTTTTAATGTCACTCTCCCATATAATTATAACTTTGTATCCGTAAGACTCAGCTATTTCTTTTTTTCTTTTATCTTTATTCCACATTGATAGAGCCACAACTCTTTTGAAAGGAAATTTTAGTTTATCTCTTTCATTATAAACAGATGGATTAGCGTGCCAGAAATCACTATTTACATCTATTAGAATATTATTGATCTTAATATCAAAAAATTTTCTACCTATTATGAATCTTTTTAAATAACTGATATTAAATTTATCTAAGCAATTTGTTATTCTTGTTTCTATTAGTTCGTTTTTACCCATAAGAAGATTTTTTTGCTCGTCATTTAAATTTAACCAAAAATGGTAATAATCATTATGTATTTTTTTCATTTCTTTTTTTGTGGATGTTTCCATATCTCTGTATGATAAATCTATTTCTCCATTAGTTATCATATTAAGTATCTCATTAAATTTATCCTTATCCTTTAAAATATTTAAATTTTTATTCCCTTTTTTTTCTTTTACTATTTTTAATTTGGAAACGTTATCAACACCATATTTGTCTAGACATGTTCTTTTGTATTTTTTAACTGATATTTGTTTGGAACTTCCCTTTGAAGTTCTTCTTTTGATGCCAAAATAATCTAACAAGAATATTACATTTTTATAATTGATATTATATTCTTTTTTTATATCTGGGAGACTTTTAACTTTTACCACATATTCATTAAATAATATATTTTTCTTACTTATGATAGGGTAGTTAAAAGATAAGAATTCATACTTAACGTCCTTTTTATTCCATATATGCATATTCTTATTGCACCTATATATGTGCATTCCGTCATATCTATTTATTCTATTCTTACAAAATGGGCATTTTTTCATAAATTTTTTAAAAATTCTTATATCTCTATATATTAATACTGAGAAATTTGAATTTTCCTTATTTTTCAGATAAAATTTTGACAAAAAATGAGAATTAAAAGATAATATATAGTTATAAAGAATTAAAAATATGTCCGATAAGGCATAATAAAAAATAATTAAAATGACATGCCAATAGCAAACAAAGATTTAGGTAATTACAAAAGACCGGGTATATTCATCGTTGAGGACGATCAGTCTATTATAGAAAGACCTATCCAAGATGTTCTAATAAACTTAGTTCCTGGTTTTTCTAAAAAAGGACCTGTCAACAACCCTATTAGAGTAGATAATCCGAAAGACTTTGAGGATATTTTCGGTCCGGTTGACATAAATCTAGAAAATAAAGCTTCTTACTTTCACAGAACTGTAAATGATATGTTACAAAAAGGTCCAGTTTGGGCGTTAAACCTTTTAGCTACAGATCCTAACAGAGATTTATTAGAGTGGGAATCGATATCTCTAGCAACTCAATACGAGAATGGTCCAAAAAATACATCTCCTTATGAAAGATTTTACAATAGACAAGATTTCTGGGAAAGAGATGAAGAATCCTTTATGGATCTAGTTGATGAAGAATATGCTGATTATTCAACTGTTCAACCAAACCCAGCTCTCAATTTGTTAAGTGTGACTAACATGGGGGATAAAAAATTCACTTTATTCATTTTTAAATCTAGTGTTACAGGATTTGATGTAACAGCAGAGTCATGGTATGGTGGAGCAGATAAAGTTCCTTTATTCATGAACGCTAAGGATTGGATTTCTGATTATATGATCAGTATACTAGCTATTAATGGTGATTGGACAGATTATGCTACATTAAGCTCAGACTCTTATTGGGGAGTATATTTTAACTCTAATGGTTTAATAAAAACTAAAGTCCAAGATTTTGTTAATGATAGATTGGTTAACGTAGTAGCTTACTATGACGCTTCTTTAATTCCAAACTTTAGAGATGTTAATGGTAGAGACCTTTATGTTAAAAATCTAATCAACAATAACACAGATAAAACAGGATTATTCTGTTATTATAATGAGGATGCTCTATTAAACTCTGACGCATACAAAGGCACTGTTGATGTTATAGGTCAGACTTTAGTTGGCAGCGCAGACAAATCTATAGATTTTATGTCTTATAACGGTACAATAAGCGAATCCTTAACTTATTCACAAAAACATTTAGATTCAGCTGGTAACGTTTTTGGTAACTATGGAGCAGATATGAGTGGAACAACAGAATGGGTATCAGGTAGAACAGCTGAATTCACAAACTGGTATACAAACATAAAAGATGATGGAACTGATTATAGCTACATCTGGAAAGTGGCTTCTATTGCATCTGGAGTTCTTACAATCACAGGTGGAACTATTGATACAAGTAAAACAGAAGTTGGTGACACAATCTACTTCAATAAATCATTTAGTATAGTAGATAACGCTACTCCTTATTACATTATTGATACAGGAAACACATCTATCACAGTATCAACAGCAAAAGGTGGAGCTGCTATGACTGGATTAGATTCTGGAACCACAACAGGAATATTCGTATACACATTCAAGAAAAAGGTAACAGATGCTACTGATGGTTATCATTATCAAATTGGTAGCACTCAATATCTACTAGAAGACTATACAATATTCTTCGATCCATTCACTATCACAAATAGTGAGACAACACAAAGTAGATATGATGTTGTTTATCTAAGCACAGATGCTACAACACTTCATACAGTAAAGGGAACAGCTTCAACATCTACACCGAGCTTACCAAATTACTTACAAAGTAATACTAATACTATCATATTAGGATATGCGTTAAATACATATAACGCTTTTGTTGGTGATACAGCAACAACTCCGACATCAACACACACTGGTGTAACAACAACTGCAGCATCTGGATATGATTATTATACAGCTAGTGGTGGATATACCATAGTTGGAACGACAAATTTAGCGAATTCAGCGTTAACTTTAACATTCTTAGGAACTAGTGGTTCAACTGTTTATTCAGATTACTATAAACTAAGAATTCAAAAGATCTTCTCTGAAATATCAACAAAAATATTGTTAGGTAAATCAGCTATTATTAATTACAAAACTGGTTATAAGTATAATATAGATTCTAATTATTTTATATCAAACGCCACAACAACATCTAACGCCTACATCACCATTACTTTTGATGCTACACATATACCATCAGATTATTACAACGCTGGTAGCTTCCTAATTTACTACATTGATGATGAGTTTGTTTTACCAACTGGTGTTAGTGCTCAAATAGCTAGTATAACAACGACAGAGGCTCCTTGTCACCCAATGATTTCTTGCACATATGGAGTAGCTGCTAAATATTCAACTTTCTATCTAGCTTATTATAACGGTGAGATTAATAATTTAGATTGGTTCTATGAATATAATAGTGGATCAACTGGTAATATCTATTATTTAAGAATGTATGTTGATAGTTTAAGAAACTTAACAGTTAAATTCTCACTAAACGATCCAGCTGGATCAACAACTTACATAACAAACTGGGTTGATTATCAACAACAATTGGTTGTTTATTCTGACAAGAGTAGTTGGAAACAAACTCTTGAAATTGAAAATTGGGATACAATAACTGATGAAACCAACACCACTGTTATTTATGTTGATAATACAAGATATAGTGAAATATCAAAGGGATGGTATTTAGAAGCATGGTACGATACAACATATTATGATTCACCTGGTGCTGGATATGTATTAGGATACTTCCCAAGAAAACTCGTAAGAGTAACTAGCACAGCTCTAGATACAGTAGACACGAGCCTAAAGATTATCTATGCTGATGGTCCTATTAAAATCAATAGTGGAGTGACATCAGGTGAAACATACACAACGGCTTACAAATCTATTGATAACTATTTCACTGAATACAATGGAATATCATTAAGTCCGTTCACAATTCATCCAGATTCTATTCCTAATGGAACAGACTCAAGATTGAGTACAATACTAGCAGTATTGGATAAGAACACAAATCTAGCGAAAGGATTAGCTAATAAAAATAGAATTAGTTGGAGATATCTAGTAGATTCATTTGGATTAGGATTAACAGCAAATTCAAAACAAGAATACGCTGATCTTTGTGGAGCTAAATTAAATTGCTTCGGTTTCATAAACATGCCAAGTGCAAGACAGTTTAAAACATCTACAAATCCTAGCTTCATAAACACAGATAGAACCTTAAACACAGAATATGTCAAAGAAGGTGGAGATCTTTCTAAGAATCCTAGTTTCCTATATAGCTTCGCAAATGGAGTAGGTATGTCAACAGTGGGTTATTTCTTTCCATATGTTAAAGATTCTAGAGATAGCACCAATAGCACCAGATTTGCACCACCAGCTTCGAAAGTAGCTATGAAATACATGGAGAAATTCTCTGGTGGATTGGGTGGAGTTTATCCATGGCAAATAATAGCAGGTCCTCAATTCTCATTGATGAAAAATATCACTTCAACAGAAATGAGATTTACAAATGAGGATCTAGAGAACTTCTATTCGATGGGAGCTAATCCAATAATTTATTCTTTAAACAGGGGTTACAATATTAATTCTGAGTCTTCAGCTCAAGTATATCCTCTATCATCATTGAGTTACATTCACTCGAGAGAAGTATTGATAGAACTTGAAAATAGACTATATGATATGTTACTTAACTATCATTGGAGATTTAATACACCTGAAATCAGAGCTGAAATTAAATTCAGAGCTGACCAAATTTGTAAAGAATTCTTAGATACAAATGCACTCTATGATTTTAAAAACGTTTGTGACAAAACAAACAATACAGACTATATCATAGATCTTCAAATGGGTGTTTTAGACACATACGTTGAAATCATCAAGGGTATGGGTATCATAGTAAATAACATAGTAATTCTTAAGAAAGGAACTATTCAATCTGGTGGATTTTTACCAGCTTAATGACAATGTAATTAAAAAAAATAACAGAGGAACAATAACAATATTAATATATACTAATAAAGATATAAAAAAATAATAATAATAATTATGGGATTAGGACATTTTACAAACGTTGCAACGGCACAAAATCTATGGGAACCTATTTATAAAAGTTTATTTGAGGTTCAAATTCAACTTCCACCTTTGGTTTCTGCTAATTTGAGCGGAGTAGAGGCTCTTTTACTAGAGAATACTACAAGTTTCCCGTTTCCAACATATCCAAAAATTGATACTAAAGATCAGAGATTTAAATACTCAACCAGAGCATACCCTGGTTTGCCATCTCAAACTCACTTAGTGGATCAAACGATCAAATTTAATTTGAACGAAGCAGTCAAAGTGAAACAAAATTCTTTGGCTGTGCCAAATGGTAGAATTCCAGTATTTAGAGCTATAAAAGATTGGTACGATCTTATTTGGAATAATGAAACTGGTCAGCTCAATTATAAAGGAAATTTAGTAGGTGAGATAATATGTGATCAGCACGATAAAGAGGGATTAGTAATCAGACGTGTCATTTGGCATAATGCTTTCATAACTGGATTCACTGGTTGGGAAGATGTAGATTGGTCTAATCCATCGGACATCGCCGAACTAAGTGCCACATTCACAGTGGATTACTGGGAGGATTACTACTACTAAAATTATTCATTATCAGTTAGTTATTTATTTAATTGATAATGATTAAAAATTACTGAGAGGACCGCTTTATTTTTATATAAGAATAAAGCGGTTTTGTCATGTTATATAAAAAATGTAGAGTTTGTAGCGAGATGAAGGAAGTAGTCGAATTCCATAAAAAGAAAAATTCACCAGATGGGCATAGAAATGAATGTAAAGAATGCGTAAAAATTATTCAGAAGAGATATTCTAAAGAAAAAGGCGAGATACAGGTCCGAACACAGGCAAGAAATGAGAGATTATATCAAAAAATATAAAATTGAGAATAGATAAATACTATAAATATCGTAGAGACCCCCCCCCCCCAACATCAAAACCTGGCTCTCGATTATCTATTCCACTCTCAAACGTATAAACACACCAAAAAAAGTAAAAACAATAGATATGTTGGTTTTTTCCACG